GGACCCCATACATTTGGATCTAAACGAAATTGATTAACTACAGTAGGCATTTACAATAAAACAACATAAAAACAACTCTCTTTAAACATATAGACAAAATGAGTAAAAATACTATATGTAATAATTGTGGCAAACAAGGTCATTTATTTCATCAATGTAAACTGCCAATTACAAGTTACGGCATAATTTTATTTCGTCCTTCAACAAATGGTATTCAATATTTGATGCTGCGACGTAAAAACAGTTTTGGTTATATTGACTTTATAAGAGGAAAATATGTGCAGAATAATTTGGAACATCTGCAAAATCTATTCAATGAAATGTCTATTTCAGAAAGAGAGAACATTCGGAATAATGATTTCGAAACATTATGGAAAAATATGTGGGGTGAAACCAATATTGGAACACAATATAAGGGAGAGGAACTATCTAGTCAAAAGAAGTTTGATATGTTAAGAGCAGGCATTCCCATAGGACCTTTAAATGAGATAATAACAATTGATATGCTGATAGATTGTGCAACCACGAAGTGGAAGGAGACGGAATGGGAGTTTCCAAAAGGTCGTCGCAATTATCAAGAAAAGGATTTAGAGTGCGCGTTAAGAGAGTTTGAAGAAGAGACAGGTTTGAAAAAGAAGGATATAATTGTTATAGAAAATTTGATGCCTTTTGAAGAAGTATTTATAGGATCAAATCACAAGTCATATAAACACAAATATTTTTTGGCATATTCAGATAAAAATAATGATAAATTGCATGATTTCCAAGAAAGTGAAGTATCAAAACTAGATTGGAAGACATTAGACGAGTGTTTAGTGTCAATACGACCTTATAATTTAGAAAAAAAACAACTAATTATAAATATTAAAAGAGTTCTAGAAGAATATAGATTATATTGATAATATATAAGTAATGAGTTTTGTAATTAATATGGAAAAATCAGGAACTAAATCAAAAGAAAAAATGGGAGCAAAGGGAAAAAAAGGCAAAAAGGGAAAGAAAGAAACAGAGGTAAATGAAGTAACATTAAGAATAGATGATCATGACGATGACGATGATGATGAAAATAAAGATGACGATAATTTGTTATCAGTGGGCGAAGTCTGTGATATAAATGAAATCAATAAATTATACAGTAAAACATGTGGCAATAACAAAGAACAATTACAAACGGAACTTAAAAATCGCGAATATTTGCAAGAACATACAGAAGAGGACCAATTTTTATATCCAATTTTAGATGATCCAAATTTTATTATAAAAATAGCGCAAAAAAAGGAATTTAGTGATACAAAATACGATGGTTCTATTTATAACATAGAAGAATATGCCAAGGTTTTAAGTACAGCCGAATACGAATTGTTACCACAGCAAGCATTTGTGAAAAACTTTCTATCCTTTCAAACTCCTTATAATAGTTTGTTATTGTTTCACGGTCTTGGATCAGGCAAAACATGCTCTGCCATTGGCGTTTGTGAGGAAATGCGCGACTATTTAAGACAAATGGGAATTAGTAAACGTATCATTATTGTGGCTAGTCCAAACGTACAGGATAATTTTAAATTACAATTATTTGATGAGCGAAAATTAAAAGAAGTAGATGGAATTTGGACGATGAAAGGCTGTTTAGGAAATAAATTGTTAAAAGAAATCAATCCAACTGGTATGAAAGGGTTAAAACGTGAAAAAGTTATTCAACAAGTGAAAAATTTGATAAGCGCGTCTTATTCTTTTCAAGGCTATTTGCAATTTTCAAATGAAATTGTTCGCAAGTCGGGGAAATCGTCGGATAGTATGGAAACAAAGATTAGAAATTTGGAAAATGAATATTCGGATAATTTGATTGTGATTGATGAAGTGCACAATATAAGAATTTCTGATGACAATGAAAATAAAAGTGTTGCAAAAAATTTAATGTTTTTGGTCAGTGCGGTTTCAAATATTCGCTTGCTCTTATTATCTGCTACACCAATGTTTAACAGTTATAAAGAGATCATATGGATTTTAAATTTGATGAACATGAATGATCGTCGCGGAATTGTGTCTGTTTCTGATATTTTTGATAAAAATGGTGGCTGGAAAAAAGACAAGGATGGTCACGAAATTGGAAAAGAAATGTTAATAAGAAAGGCTACCGGTTATGTATCCTATGTGAGAGGTGAAAATCCGTATACTTTTCCGTTTCGAGTTTATCCAGATAGGTTTGCAAAAGACAATACGTTTACTACTAAAGAAGAATATCCAAATTATCAAATTAATGGTAGACGTATTCCGGAAGATAGAAAAATGGAGAAACTGAGTTTGTTTTTAACTGCCATTGGCTCTTATCAAGAGATGGGATACAACTATATTGTTGATCGTCTTAGAACTAGAGGCGAGGCAACGAAAATGACTAGACATGGGATGCAAAGAAAAGTATCAGCTTTTGCATCGTTAAAATCATTTGGGTATACAGATTTACAAATTCCAATTGAGGCTTTAAATATTGTATATCCTTATCCTGGTTTAGAAGATTTAGTCAAAACGATTGGTCCTTTGGAATATATTGAAGAAGAGGAGCAGGAAATTGACGATATTTCGCCTGCGACTGGCGCACCAGAGAAAGGAGCGGTCGAAGAGATAGATGAAATCGTAAGCGAAGGGCCGCAATTTGTTGCATCTGTGAAGTCAGAAATAAAAGGTCAAAATTCTGAATTGGAGTCGGAGCCAGTTGTTACAGAAGGAGTGGAGGCAGATCAAACAATGTTTGATTATGTAAATGAAGAGGAAATAAATCGTTTAGAAAACAGTGTTTTAAATGCAGAGCCGGTTACTGATAGTGTGTTTGATATGGAAGAACCAATCAGTTCACTTACATATGATAATTCCAGATCCAATGCTCCTATTATAGATAGTTCTGTCAAACCAGTCAAAAAATCGATAACAAAAGAAAAGCCAACTCTATCAACAAAACCAGATACATCTTTTACTGGTACATTAGTTAGAAAGAGTAAGGAAGGGAAGGAAGGGAAGGAAGGAGAGCATATAATTGAAGGAATAACTGTATCACAATTTCCATCCATCAAAAATCAAGTAAAAGAAACATCTTCTTTTAAAGGTGGTGTAAAATCTGACCCTGATTTAGATAGTAATTCTGAAACAAGACTATTTATTGATCCAAAAGATTTAACTGGTAGTCAAGGGTTAAAAAGGGTAATGGATTATGTAGATAGTAAAACACCAGCAACAAAAGGACAATTTGAGTATAAACGTGGTATGCCTCATGTTTTTGAAAGCGAAGAAATAGGCAAATATAGTGCAAAAATAAAAACAGTTACTAATTATATTTATAACAAGGAAACAGGAAAGGTGGCAGATGGTATTATATTGATTTATTCATCTTACATCGATGCAGGTGTTATACCTATGGCATTGGCCTTAGAAGAAATGGGATTTACTAGATATGGTGAAAAGGCGAAACCTTTATTCAAAAGCGCCCCTACACCAGTTGTAGATGTTCGAACAATGAAACCGCCATCAAATAAAAAGGATTTTAAACCAGCACGCTATATTATGATAACAGGTGATCCACGTATTTCTCCACACAATGACGCTGATGTAAAAGCCATTACAAGTAATGATAATCTTTTCGAAAAAGACAGCGATGGAAATATTGTGGATATATCGGGTCAAAAAATAAAGGTGGTACTCATATCACAGGCAGGATCTGAGGGTTTAGATTTTAAGGCGATTAGACAAGTTCATATTTTAGAGCCGTGGTATAATGTAAATAGAATAGAACAAATTATTGGTCGTGCAGTGCGTAACTTCTCACATAAAGAGCTGCCTTTTACAAAGAGAAATGTACAGATTTTTTTATATGGAACACTTTTGTCGAATGCAGAAGAGGAAGCGGCAGATTTATATATATATAGAGTTTCAGAACTTAAAGCCGTAAAAATTGGTAAAGTAACGCGACTACTTAAACAGACGGCAGTAGACTGTATAATAAATCACGACCAAACGAATTTTACGTCCGAAAATTTTGAAGAAATAAAAGAAAATAGGAATATCAAGCAAATATTATCTGATCATCAAAAATTGCAACATTTTGCAATTGGTGACATGGAAAATTCAGCTACATGTGATTTTATGACATGTGAATTCCAGTGTTTGCCAGATATTGATTTAGAAGATACGAAACTAAATACGGATACATACAATGAAACGTTTATGCTTGTTAACTCGGACAAAATAATCCAGAAAATTAAAATGCTAATGAAAATGCGTTATTTTTATAAGAAGAATGATTTAATTCAATTGATTAATATTCCAAAAAAATATCCAATTGAGCAGATTTATGCAGCTTTAACGCAAATAATCAATGATAATACGGAGTATATTACGGATAGATATGGCAGAACAGGTTACTTAATAAATATAGGAGAATACTATTTATTTCAGCCGAGTGAATTGAATTACAAAAATATTTCGATTTTTGATCGATCTGTGCCAATAAATTATAAACATGATCTAATAAAATTTTCCATTAAACCTAGCACTGGAAAACCAGTAATAGATAAGCGAGCCATTGAAGAAGTAAACGCTCCTTCAGTTGGTCATAATACAGTCGTAGGCTTAGAGCCCGTTTTAGAGACAGAAAAAGAAAGAAAAATAGTAAGAGCAAAGGAAAGGGAAGGAAAGCTTATTTTAGATACTATGTTTGCAAATTATAATTTGGCATTGGAAACAAGTAAGGTCGCTCGTGGTAATGATAATTGGTACCAACATTGTGGACTTGTACTAAGAAAAATGTCCAAAGATAATGAGATTATACCTGCTTCCTCAGACACAGAACGCCTAGATATTTTGGAACAATTCTTAATAGAACATATAGTGGATAGTTTAATGATGGAAGAGAGAATTCATTTATTAAATTATACATATAATGACGAGCCCAAAACAAATGAGTTATTAAAACGATTTTTTGCAAAAGTAAAGAAATATCTATTATCAAAGGTAATTGTGTCAAAGGGTTTAACTGGTATGGTTATATTTAATGGTCCTTCAC